AGAAGCGCCTGCGCCATGTTTGCGCCGTTTTGCGCCATATCAACCATGGAATTATCCAGATATAAGCTAGCGACGTAAGCATAGTTTCCATATTTGTCATAAACTTGAGATTGTAGGGTCTTATAATAGTGAAGTTCTCTATACCATTCAGGACCTACATTTTTGCCTTCGTCTATTAAACCCTTTATTTCTTTCCTGAGATTATCGACTGTCTTGTCAAGCGAATCGCTGATGACTGCGTATTTGTCCGCCATATATATGACAGAGGCTTTAACCTTTATATCTACATCCGCCCTTAAGGATTGTGCGACCTTAATAACCTCGGGGTCTACTGCCATTATTCAAGCTCACCTGTTTCTGGTTCGCCACTAAATGGCTGATTACTGGATGCTGATTTTAATAGGGCTAATTCGAGGGCTTGACTTGCGACATTGGCTTGTTCTTTCTTTTCTTCTTCTTTGTCTTTTAGCATTTGATTAATTTCATCTAAGCCCCAACCATTCCTTTTTAAGACCGTAATTAAGGGTATACCCATTTGTACTTGTTTGCTCATGGCTTCCGTCATGGTATTTGGTTGTTGAGTTTTGAATTCGTCCCACTTTACGATTGTATTAAAAGTCCCTCCTAGCTCTAAGGCGACTTCGTTCCAACCCTGTGATAATGTGCTCGCCTGTACCTGTACCTTTTTGATTAAAGGGGCTTCCATGGCTATTAAGGCTTCTCCACTTATAGCTGATCCAGTTTGTACAAAATAATGTTTGGGGATCCGACTTATAACCGCTATTGAATTGGCTAATTTGTCCATGGCTTCAAGGAATTTATTGAGATCGGCGGCTTCAAATTCTCCCACCTGAGTACCTTCTTCATCTGACGTTCCTTTGGGGATTTGCATTATCGATTGCGGGCTAGCCGTTAACGAGCTTATATCTGCGTTTGTTATCATCCACCTTTGACGGAAAGCATTAAATTCAGCCGTTACCATCATGTCGCTGAATAATTTATTAATGGCGTCTTGAATAGTGATAATATCCTTTAAACTATTTTCTGCTCTAAAATGAATGATCGGTATGCGTTTAAATGGATTTGCTTTTACCTCAATAATTTTAAAGGCTGATGATTCTGATGGCGCACTGGGGCTTTGGTATTTTTCAATACTTTTAGGATAATATAGATTTGCATAAGTGGTTTTTTCTATGTAATCATACCAAACCTTTATCCCGAACCTCATAACCTCTGGCCTTTCTTCCTGATAGAACACCGCCACTTGTTCGGGGCTATTGGGGTAGAGCCGAACCTTGCCTTCAATTAAGTCCATCATCAAATATCCATTGCCTGTTGCTAATGCGTTTGCGTGGATTTCTCTTGACGCTATATTAAGTTTCTGCTCTTTGTAATGAATATCCAGGATTGTGTTAATCCTATCGTCAGGATCGTCCCAGCCTTTCATAATGAGCCGATCCAATACAGAATTAATTACCACTCCACACCAATTTTGAATGAATTTTACACTTGACCTGCTAAATACCTGTCTTAATCTTTCATGTGAATACTGCAAGGGCTGATCCCCATTATAGTATTTAAGATTGAATGAGGCATTTTGCGCCTGCTTAATTAGACTTTTGTATGCGTATTTTAAATCTTCTTCTGACATTTTTTACCACCTCACTTGTTTGGCTTTTAAGGGGTGCCTTTTTTCAAGCCAAATAATTAAATATCTTAATGCATCCATTGCGTGATCGAATTCTTTTACGGGCTCGTCTTTTTGTTCTTTAAATATATACGACTCAAACTCATTGATCGTATTCACCGCTGACGGGTCAATGGTTAGCTTCCCGTTGCTGAGATACTCCTGCACGAGCCTGATCCCTTCCATGACCTTGCCCTTGCCACCATTTATAGTATAACCCTCATTCCTTAAAGAGGCTTTAAGACCTGCGGCGGCATCATCCACCACTATTTCAGGGTTATAGTTTCCTGTCATTCCTTTAATTTCTTTAATTATTTCTGATTGTAATTTGCCACGCTTATAATATTCTTCTCCAATATGAAGATTGTTGTCTCGATCTTGATATACTTTAAGGATTACTGCGGGATTTGTATAGCCTTCATCCACCGCCAGCATGTAATCCACAAATTCTGATAATTCTCGCCGTTTTATGTGGGCNGATGCGTCAAACATNGGATAAACNAAACCCTCGAATGACACGAATTCTCCATAAACCTCCTGCGCCAGGAATTGTCCTTTATACTTTTTGAGCAGGTTGTCTTTCCATTCCTGTGAGACATAAGGATTGTCCAGGGTTGTCGCCCTGAATGTTCTCATTTCTTGACTGGCTTTATATACCCAATTGAGTTTACCTTTTGGGGTGGTGGTGATCCACAATTTGCCGTTAAGCCCGTCAGCCCTTAAACGCCCAATGATTATATCGTGGGTCTTTTCTTTTGTAAGTCCGCCCTCATCAATCCATGCCCAATGTGCATTGGGACCTCTAAGATGCTCGGGGTCATCAGCCGATCTGAATAATGCCTCCGCTCCACCCCTTATAACAGCGATCATCTGATCTTGCTTAAAGGTTAATAAGGCATCCCCTGCCATTTCCTTAAAAGTCCTGATGGTACTGTCCATGAGCATACGGTAAGTAGGGGCTACGACGATCCCCAAGGTTTTGGGTTTTGCTTCCATGAGCGCTTTAAGCGCACCAGCCATGGTTTTACCTGAGCCGATCCCTGCTATAAATGCCGAATAGGTATCCTCACAGGTTACGAAATTATGCTGTTGGGGATATAGCTCTATTTCTTTAATCATCTTTTCGGCGTTTAATGACGAAGGTTATCGGCTCAGTGTTCTCAGCCCCAGTTAATTCTTGCCTTTCGACATATCCGAGATGCTTGCCTATGGTTTTCAATGTAAAGGCTATCGCCCATGCGTCCCTGTTAAGTAAGGCAGACCTAAGTCCAGTTTCACCTAAATCCACTAATTGCGCCCGTTCTGACCTCAACGCCTTATCAACGGATTTGTACCGCTTTGCGTAATTCCTTACGGTGTCTGGATGACATTTAAGGATATTCGCTGCGCCTGTTGGCGTATGCCCGCTTCGGATTGCTTTAATTACATCTTCTCTTTTGTATTTTTGGGTTCTAGCCATATAATTCGCCTCATATGTTATGAATTATTTGCTTTAATCGCTTAAAATCTTCATTATATTATTCAATTATTAAATACAATTCAATAATTCTAATGCCTCATCTACACTTCTTACAATAAATGCTTTACCTTTCCATGTATCAATAAATTTCTTTTGTCCTGGGCGCAGCTTCCCTTTAGGTGCTTTAACTTCCATTAGGTACTCCCTCCCGCAAAAACCTACCAGTAAATCTGGACAGCCTCCCCCAACTTGAGATAATACCAAAACAGACGCGCCAATATCCCTAAGCGCATCTACTATTTCTTGCTGATTGTCGTCTGCTCTATGACGCATATATTATTTATTATATGCGATTTAGAACAAAATTACAAAGCTATTAATTATGTCTAGGTCTTATAATTATCTTAAAATGGCAAGTCCGTTTCCTCTTCATAATATTCGCGATCAAAATCAAGCGATTCATAAACCTTATAATCTCCATTAAAATATGAAATTGGTATTAATATATTGATTGTGGTTTTTATGTCATCCGTTTCAACAATATCCAACCTCATCTTTTTCCTAGTCTCTTTGGTATACGCCTGCATTGCTTTTCTTAATGAGCGTGTTTCAAATTTATAAATTTTTCTAACACTAGGTGCATAATAAAATATAAATTTGGCAGGCGTTTTGCCAGACCATCCAAGATTGGCGCTAAAATCAGGGCGACAGGTATGATTTATTCTTAAGATCTCAAATAATACATTGCCTGTCTTTCCTAAATGTTTATCAGATTTAATTTCTGCTAAAACAACTTGCCCGGACCTAGTTATTATTTCACAATCAATATCAGCACTTTGAGTGGCTTTTATCTCACTCCAATCATTTACTTCAAGAATTTGGGGATTATCTTGTAAAAATTTAATAACTACTTTTTCGCCCAACTTTCCAGTATTCATATAATCTCCACTATAACTATTATTTTTATCTGCGCCGGTTTTACATTGTTCTAATGTCATAATTGATTTCCCCAAGAATCCCATCCCAATCTATTGTTTCTCGCGAATAGTTCAATTTTTATTCCAGGATACATTTTCTCAATAAATTCATAGACAATTTCTGGTTTTCTCGAATGAACGCGACCGCGATTTGCCTCAAAACATGAATCAGGTCTAATAAGTGGGTGTGATGAATTTTCTCTTGTCGCTATAATAAGCAATTCATGTTTTGACTTAAGATACCATCCCTTCCCCCTTCCTCTATCTTTAATCCATGCCATATTTGTCTTATAAACAAACCCCCAAGAATTAATAACCTGAAGCGCTTCTGGCAATAGCGGATTGGTTGCCCATAAAAATAATACGGTCTGATCGGTGCATAATTTCCCAACCTCAAGATTGCAAATATCTTCTAATTCCATTGTTGGATATTGATCTTCTGCCGATTCAATAAAACCACTATTATTATATTTCCAGGGTGGATCCGCATAAATAATTAGATATTTCCCGTTCGGTATTTTGCCGGCATTAGTTAATAATTTTTCATGCTTTATTGCCTGGCGTAAAGCAGTTACGCTCAACTTTTCTTTTTCAGCCCTGTCAAGCCAATAGCTTTGTTTTTCTGGCTCAAGTGGGGCAACTATTCTATGATGATTAAAAGATAGATTATCGATACGTATCGACATTTTTACATTAGACGAAACCCACTTATAATCTCTCCATGTCCTACCTTGTGTTTCATCTACCGCCTGCGCATACATTTCTCCATACCTGCGCTCTCCAAAGTTAAGCCAATCCCCAATCCACCATTGAATAGCACCCTCAATTTGATTTAATTGACCGCCTATATTTTCCCATTGTTCATATTTTATTTTCGGATCAAGGATCAAGCTCGTATTAGTGAATTTCATATCTTGCATTACAATCTCCCCCATTTTATTATCAATAATCTCTAATTGTTTATCTATCATTCATCGCTCCTAATAAAATCACCCGTTGTAAAGGCTGGATATCTGGCTAAAGACGACCTATACAACGGGTGATAATAATCCATATTCGTCTTTAGCCCACTTATTATACCATACTTCTTAAATAACAGATTTCGTTATTAAAAAAGTAATCAGCGATATCCCTTTTCTCGGATTTTCTTACGTTTTCTTAAGCGTTCTGCTTACTTTCCTCAAGATTGCTATATAGTTAATCTGTTTAAATAATTGCCACTCGGGATAATTTTTTATCACTTTATCAACCGACTCAGTTACACTATCAATTGCTCCGTAATCATGAAAACAGCAATACTGAGTAGTAATATCTTTTACTTTCATCCAATCATCCCAAATACCCTTGGCTGAATGATCTCCATCGATATATGCAATATTAAATATTTTGTCAGTCTTAAAGTTGGGACTATAGGCTTTAATGAGTTCTATGTTAGATAAACCAAATTTATCAATATTCTCCTGTACTATTTTTTCAGTGACAGGTATTGCCGTTTTGTCTGCTAATTTTCCTGTACGTTTAAAGTAATATCCATTTAAAGGATCAACCCCCACACAAATACCCGAATGACCTATTT